CAAAGATTCAATCTTGTGAAGAAACTTTTTCAGAAACTTTCTTGTAGTTTCCTGTTAAGTTGAATCTAATGATTTCTTCGGACGCCGCTGAAAGTTCATCATCAGCCTCACGGTCTGACATAGAATCAGAAAGCTTTGCTACACGAAGCAAGTAAGGCCAAGTAAAGTAACCATGATCTTCATCCCAACGTTTCCAATTAGCAAAGTCTTTGAAAGGATTGAATGGATTGTCAGCTGTTGTCACAAGAGTTCTTTCATACATACCGCATTCTTCCTTTCTACTGGAGTTGATTTTCGAGGGTGGTCATAGAGACGCCTAGGTTCTGGGATACTTCAGAAAGGGTGTACCCTGAATTCAACAGACTACGGGCGGTTGCTATCTTAGCAGGGGTAAGCTCTGTTGTTTTACGTGGCATAAACCATTTCTTTATTTCAGCATCGTCTGTATTAGCCAGTATCTCGTTTAATTTGGTCTTGGTTATTGCTCCAGATTGGATGGCGTCTACCTCTTTTTCAGTAAGCTGAATAGACTCTTTCTTAACACCCATTCTTGAGCGCATTGCTGTTAAAGTACGGCCTTTTAATTTCTTATAGCCTTCTTTATCGTCAAGGATTTCAGGATTATCGGCTACCTGCCTCTCTACTTCTTGATTGGCCAGGAGCTGAACTTGCTGCTCACGGGGCTTATTAGAATATGCCTTCTGCAGTTTAGAATTTAAAGAGTCAACTTCTTCTTTAAACACCTTTTTAGCAGAAGGGTTGTATGGTATATCCTCAATAAATAAGCTATCTTTTCGAGCTCTGTTACCAAGAGCTTTCATAGAGTTAGCATAATCAGCATATACCTCTTCCATAGCGAAATGCTCTTGCGAAATAAGAGATCTCGCATCTTTGGCTTCTGCCATCTTAGTGCTTTCCTGAAGCCTTGGTACAAGTTCACCTTTTGCATTCTTGTAATAAGCGTCTTTCGCCGGAAGATATATTTTTTCGCCTGTCTCTGGGTCTATTTCGTATCTTTCAGATCTCTTGGTAACTCTTGTTGGGCTCTTAGATCTTGAAATAAGGGTAGACGATCCACCTTCAGCCTGGTACTTTTTCTTGAGAGATGCAATATCGAGATCTTCGTATGCAGCTTTGTAGTTAAGATTATGCTTGGCAACGTCAATAACTACCATTGCATACTTAGTTGCTCGAACTATCTCTTCTGGTTCTGCATTCTTAAGAGTCATATCTGTTATAAGGTTAGAAGCCATTCCCATTTCTCTACCTTCGCGCTGACTACCCTTTTTCCAAGCAGGTTTAACATCTTTTGGATTGGCATAAATATCTGCGTCGAAGGTCTGCAATGATTTGATGGGGGCTTCATTTTTCCAAAGACCCCTATTGTCTGGAATAACCAGAACAGTATCACCATCAAAGTCAGCTCCTGAAAGCTGGACGGCAACTTCGTGATGAATGCCAACTGCATCAAAAGAAGCATTACCTATTACTTTCTTAGCTTCTGCGTTATTATTATTTACAGTAAGTCTTGGTATTTCGAATCTTCCCTGGTGAGGGTGTCTTATAAGAACAACAGACTCTCCATTATCAAGTCGAGGCGCATAGATTTCATCCTCTTTAAGAGAATTAACTGGTAAAATAACTGCAGTTGCCTGTCTAGGCATAGAAGCTGCCTTAAGGTGAACAGCTGCTGAATCACATTCATCCGCAAAAGCAATAAGCTGCTGTTTACGAATAGTTGGATTAGCAATACTCATAATCTCATTATACTCATCAAGCTTGAGATCTCTTGCTATGTTAAGCTGCTGCTTTGCAAGACCTACAGACTGCTTTGAAAGCTCCTGAGAAGCGAGAGTTCTTGACCATTTGTTCCAGTCGCCCTCTTCGTTCATAACATTGAGAGCCGACAGCTGTTTCTTTCCGTTTTCGTCTTCATATTCTTTTCTGTAATATGTTGAGCCGAACGGGTTGTCAGGATTATCTTTTTGGGATTTAAGAACTCCGCCTTCTCCGCCTAAAGGAGTTCCGATCTTCTTATTTGAGTTGACAAGAATATCTTTGCCTTCAGGAATATCGTCAGAATATACTACCATTCCTTTAGCAAATAATTTTCCGAATTCTTTATCGTCAATAGCTATCCTACACTGAGCATAATGAGCATCACCGAGATCAAGGTCTTTGACACCTCGTCTTATCTCGATAACACCATCTTTGTTGGTTCCTCCTTCTTCAGCGTATCTTATGGCTACTCGATCCATAGATATCTGTTTAGGAGGGCCGCCGGCTTTAGTTACTCCGTCAATACCGTTGTCCTGGAAAATAACTCCTTCGACTGGCTGGATTTCATACCTGTGTTCCCAAGCTTCTTTCTTAGAAACACCAGGCTCGGATAATATACGAAGAGTGGTTCTCTTTCCAGTACCAAGCTGCTCAACGTACACCTCGTTTACAGAATATCCTTCTTCCTGAAGATTCTTTAAAGCCTTCTTCATTCGGTCTTCTGTTACACCAAGATATATATTGGCGCCTTTTGTTGTGTTCAGAAACGGCTTCTCTTTGAGCTGCTCTTTAAGAACATCGGTAACGGTTTTATCGCCTTTTTCTTTGAGCTGCCTGCTTGGGTCTAAATATAGACTTACAGTTGTGACTGGGATTCCGAGTCGTCTAGATATCTCAGACTTTGATACACCCTTTTCGTAAAGCTTAGCTGCGTTTGTCATGTTAGCAGATTTAAGATAGGCGTTCTCCTTAGATATCTTTGCTCTAAGCTCAGCAGTATTCATGCCCATGCTTTTTGCAATATCAACTTCGGAGATTCCTTCTTTCTTAAGATCTCTTACACTCTGCAGAAAATCCTTTGATCTCTGAGGGTCTTTTCCTGATCCCCACGGATATCGGCCTGAATGGCGCGGTGTTCCATAATGTTCTAAAGAATTTGTTTCGTCGATCATGGTGCTCTTTCTCCTTTCAGGCGATATAGAATATCTGAATTATGTCTTATCAATCCCATAATTTCCACGATTCGTTCTGGATCTGGTTCTTCATCAAATCGTTCCTGGTTTTGATAAATTCGTAAGTCGATCTGCAGCTCATATGGATCTATGTGATACTCCATACAGAAATATGCACAGTAAATCTCCACTTGCTCAAGAACATAGTTGTCATTTTCGTCAACTTTTACAACAGACATGCCTCCGGTTTTAAGATCAAATATTTTCAGGATCTTTCTGTCTGGATCAAAAAATATAGCATCTGCAGTACCGAAAGCAAAGTCATTTACATACAGAATAACTTCAGGAGTCATTCCTTCGTCTATTGAGTCATTTACGTACATTGCCAAAGTATCTGGACTTCTTTCATCCAAATATAGCTTAATACCAAGCTCAATAGCTTTTGCAGCAAACGCATGCCGTTCGGTTCCTATAATGGCTGCTTGTTTGTTGTAAAATGTTTTTGTAAGTTTTTCGTCATCGTACCGTAACCATCCATGCTGAGATGGAGATAAGAACGCATGACAGTCTTTAAGTCGAGAATGATTGTTCCATCGCATTTAGAACTTCCTCCTCATTCTCAGGACTTATAAATGATGCAAAAGACCACTTGTTGTAGAAGTCAACATAAAACTCCTGGTTTGGTCTTTTTGAAGCATCCGCCTCTCTTTTGCATTCAAGCAAAGCCCAGTGCTTTTTGAATATAACAACGAGATCTGGGATTCCCTGGATATCATTTGGGTTTAGCTTTGCAACGATTGCGTGTTTGAAGCGCTCTTTGATTCGTTTCTTGAGTCCTTGCTGGTACTCGTTTTCTCGCGCGACTGTTCTGTTCATAAAGTTAGCCTCCCTTAGAACAAAAAAAATATAGGAGCAGTTCAAGTACCGCATTTGTTTTATTTTAGCCTCTTTTACAAGGCGGTACTTTATCCCCTCTATTATACTCCGTGTTTTAAATGTGTGACAAAATAGTACCTTTTTATGAAAGCAAAAAATAAGAGTCGGTGTTTTACCACCAACCCTCTTTATGAAGTTTTTGCACATATCGTTTAACTCGTTCCCATGCTCGATATTGTGGCCCTCTAAACATTGGCACAGGAGTTTTAGATACTATATAAAAGTCATTCACTATTCGAAACTCTCCGTCTTCAAATTCTTCTTGACAATTTATAAAGTTTAATATCTTTCTCGCTGTACTATGTTTAACAAATTCCACATAATAGTATTTACCATGGAATTGTCTATTCATACAATCACCTCCTTCATAATACACTGTGTTTAAACTGAAAAATAAAGCTCCGTGTTACGGGAGCCTTATATAATTATAAAATTTGGTAATTTACTTCTTTGCACTTTGGTTTTACCTCAATACCAACAAACGACAGCTTGCATCTCTTTTTAATGCTGTTAACATCTCTATCATAGATGCCCATAAAGTTTTTATTTATTATAAATTCTACTGACGAATAGAAGTTACGGTTTTTTCCAAAGCCACTTATCTTTTTATTAACTTTAGTTACTTTGGTTGAAACGATAAACCTTTCTAGTACAAGTTCACTTATAATAATGTTCATAACGTTATGAATATCTACTTCTTTCTTGGATGTTAACAATATTGTTAGATAACAACCGTCTTGTTGATAACTTGTAAAAGTGTTTTTCATAATATCACCTCCTACTAAACACCATGTTCAAACTGTAAAAATACCCTTTGTAAACAAAGTTGTCAAACCCAAGACAAAAAGACAAAAATTTTTTGAAAAATCCTTTTCTATATAATAAAAATAAAAAATCGATTTTTTTTAAAAGCAAAGTGGCATTTTGACGCTTCTACAACAAAGTTGTCAAAAAAAGGCCAAAAAGGGCGTTTTTTGGCGTTTTTTGTATACTTTTGTTGTCAAAAATTTGTCAAAATGAAAATGACAGTTTTTCAAAAAGTGGCAGGATTTGGCCGTTTTTGACAACTTTAGTATACAAACTCGATTTTTCGCAAAAATCCACTTTGACAACATAATTGTCATAAAAATACACAAAAACAACAAAGTTGTCAAAAAATAGAGTCCGTGTTCAGCAAAAATATGCCAAATTTGGACTCCATTTTTCGTCATTTACATGTTCCAATAACGGCGGAACATACTTCTTTCGAAGCAGCGATTAATAAAATAGTCGAGATCAGATTTAGTTACAACATACCGATTACGGTATCTTCTAGCGTTTAACTTAACGCCGTGATAACCGTTAGTTATATATTTTAACACCATCTGACGCGATACTCCAAGAATTGCTGCAACATGCGACACAGTATATTCTTCCATAGAACACCTCCTTCCTACAATATGCTGTGTTTTAAATAATGCTTATAACCGAAATATCCTTCGCTCCAGCATACTTTTTCATCATCAAAAGCTCATCTAAACGTATCATTGGAGTCTCTACAAGACACACAACATACATATCTTTACAGCAATTATCGCCGCAAATAGAGAACCTATTGTGGTAATTTACGTCCAAATAAGCTCTTAAATCATCAATTTTGTCAGTCACAACTACTAATTTTATCATAATTTACCTCCTAAAATCATAAAGAAAGTGTCCGTGTTCACCATTTTTGTGTCAACAGACCCTTTCTTTTGTTCTTATCGAACGTCAATATTATAGTGTTTTCTCTTTTTTCTGATTTTTTCCTCTTCAACTTGTTTTTCAGTTGACTTGTATGATTCATAAAGCCAGCCAAAGCTAGTTACGAGGAAGCAAATCAACATTACGAATGCAACCATAATATCACCTCCTTCATAATACACAGTGTTTTTTACGTAAAATAACAAGGAAACCCCTTGTCAGGGGCCCTTGTCTAGGTGCGAAAATATGAACAACTCAATAATTTGAAGCCCTTTTATTAATAATCCGGCTCCAATTGGGAGCAGAATACCTACTAAACAGGCTTCTTTTATTAGTTCAATCACAAAATCACCTCCACAATACCCCGTGTTTTAAATATAAGGCCGTTTTTATGAAAAAGAACACCCCGTGTTTTACGACGGGGCATAAATTTTAGAGTTCCATAAAATCTTTCGTCACCTGTTTGAATATCTTTTTACCTTTTTTCTTTCCGAAGACTGCTTTAAGCTCCTTCTTAAGTGATGCGTCGTAGTCGTCAACTGTCACATTACTGATGTCTGGTACAAAAGATTTACATACATTATCTTTGTACTTCACCTTAAGACAAGCTGAGATCACGCCATCACCATCGTTCTTTAAAACAGCCTTCCAACTTAAATTTTTCATAATAACCTCCTAAATTATAGAAAAATATCGGATCTCTCCATTATAGAAGGTGTTTTATATGTAATTTTTAGTCATTTTCGCGAATATCAGCGTCTGCTTCGGTAAATATAGGACAATTCTCAACCTCAACAGCATGAAAATCCTCATTTTTACCATCAGATTCGGTCTCTTCAGGCACATTTTCCTTCAGATAAACCTCATTATCAGCGTAAATTATTGCCCCTTCTTTTACTTTTTCAGCTTCATCAACCCCTAATTCCTCTGAATTATATGTTTTAAAAGGCTTAATAACGCTGCTTATATACTCAGGATCCTGTATTTTTATAGGATTTGACGACTCAACAAGGTATGTATACTCATTAAATATCAAATCCTCCGCATAAGGCAGTGTCTTAGCCCACTCAAGGAATACATCCCAGCCTCCTTTTCCGAGCTTATGTCCCTGTCTAGCACCGCAAATATTCCTCAAAACCTGATAATTGAGGTCTACAGTGCTCTCCATGAGGTAAGAATCGGGCAGCATGTCAATAATTTGCCTCCAGCAAGTGTCCATTCCATCTTTTCTCTTCTTTACGGCCTCATCAAAAGCCTCCTGACCGAACGTATCGAGGTATTCCTTATCTATTATGGTGTTTTTCATCCTCCACCAGTTGATCCGAAGCATCTCAAGTGTCTGAATTGTGATCATAAATATAGTTCTAGACGTTGCAGTACCAGCCAGAGCAAGTCTCATAGGATGATCTACAATTGATTCAGCCGCAAAATTCTCAACTGTAATAGGATCCTTTAGGATATTATGCATTGTAGAGTCTGAAAGGCGTACAGTACCAACCTTATATGTGTCAAACTGCTTCCACCAGCTAAGAGGGGCCTTAATATTTGCCTGAACATGTATTGCACGGGCAAACTTAGCTTCATCTGTACCTCTCAGAACCAGCTTCTTCATCAGCTTGAGGTCTTCTTCACCGAGCTGTTCTAGAATATAACGATCCTCAGTTCCTTCATAACGCCAATTTGTAGAATCGCACTTCTCCGTACTCCTGAAACTACGTCTTACACCAAGGGCCGCACCATAAAAGCCCCACACACCGATTGTGGATACCTTCATTTCACCGCACTTTGGCTCCTCAACTGGTATCTCCTGCTCATTTGTATCATCTGTAGCCTCAACCTCTACATTATTCATCTTCTCGTTTTCCATTATTATTTTCCTCCTTAATATTAATTTTAGTTGTGCTATCTTGTATATGTCTCAAGCCTAAAGACAAGGCAAAAAACAATATACTGATTTTGTCAAGATCGGACGTTACACAAAAAAGAAATAACTCAGCAAAAGCTATGACAAAAAGAAGCATACCAAGCGTAAAGCCTACAGTATCAGTAATTACAACTTTTGTTTTCACGGCTAGTCCTCCTTATTCAAATTTGCTCCAAATGCCATCATAGCATTAGGCACCCACTGTAAGCACCTATCTACAGGGTTTACTTGCTTATTAGAATATATACACATTGGTATCTTCTCACCAGTTGTGCTTATATCAAATTCTCTGAACCGCTCACAACCAGAGCAATTATGCTTAAATCCAGTGCCTTTCTTAATTTTGACCATTATTATCACCCTCTGTTAGCAAATTTTTTAACAATACTAGTAAATGCGTTGAAAAAAAACATAAATGACAACACAAAAGGCCAGAATATAAGTATTAGTGCAACAGCATCTCCATCCAAAATTAGATACTTATCACAAACGTATGTGAATATTATACTAATAAAAACATATAGTATTGCTAAAAATATAAGTATAATCATCGTCAGCCTCCTAATACATCTCTTGTATAATCAAGAGTATCGCCTATCGTTGATTTGAAAAACTCTAATGTTTCTTTCTTCCGCATGCACCACAGTTTATATAGCCGCGATATTGTGGAATATTTCTGTATATGCGCATCAAAATTAAATGTATCATAAATCCATCTACGAATCCTCGAACGCTCCTTTTTAGAATCAGTAGTAATATATATTGCATCATAGGTAGAAATATCTATACATAGATTGATAGCTCTAAGAGACCACAGTTCATCAATATATATAGACCTTGCTACATAGTTATCACCGTGGACAAAATTAAGAACGCCAACTACTTTATTCACAGAAGGCTTATTATTTTTGTCAACAAACACCAAAATTCGCAATGGCTTGGCTTGAATATAATCCTGATAGTTATTCATAACATCACCTCAATCATACCAGAAGGCCCAGTGGAGACCTTTATAAGTCACCACCCTGCCTACACATGCGTCCCAAATATGCTGTCTGAATCCGCCTACAAAGTTAGCAGCCTCCGTGCAAGACTCAAACAGCATATTAAGTTCAAAGCAATATACCTTATAAATCACAGGTCTACCACGCGGTCTACCTGTTCGTTTCCGACCCATGAATATCACTCCTTACTTATCTTTAACAAAGTAATCACCACGAATGACAGTTGGCTTTATTATATTATCATCAAATTTGAACTCATTACAGCTGCGTTCGTCAGGAAGCGGACTCTTTGGGCCATATTTATTACAATACCATCTAGGTATATCTTTAGAACCCAACTGCACGCCGCACTTATACGCACAGTTATCGCAGCAAGGTTTAACCTTTGCATAATATTCTTTCATTGTTCACTCCTCAATCTTGAGCACAACACACCCAGCTCCAGGACACCAATTATTGCATACATGACGACCATGATTTCCTATTATCGGACGTACTGGATTATAATTGCATATTTTGTTTATTGTTTGGGAACCACGTATAACTTCAAATTCAACATAAGAGCAGTTCTCGCAGCATTTACGATTTATTCTAATGTTTGTTCCTGGAATATTTGGTCCTGGGCTATTTCCTAAAGCTTCATCCATTATTTCAGCCATTTCTTTTTTGGTAGGATTCCTCCAGTAAGTCTGTTTTCTATTAGAAATATAACTAGCTATTAATCCTACACCAACTGCTACTGGAAAAAATGTAAGAATAATTCGCTCTGTCCTATTTAATACGATACATAAAATAAATAGAACTAAACCAACGACTATATCAACAATACCCATTATTAAATGATGACGCACATTACCGCCCCCTACTGCATTTATTAGCAAGCCACTGAGTTTTGTGTTTACCGCGTTTGTTGTTTATACCTCCGAATTTAGCATCAAACAACGATACAGACCTCATGATCTTGTTTTCATCTTTCTGCAATCGTTCAAGCTTTTTCTTCTGGCGTCTCTGAGCCCTGTTATCCATTATCACACATCCCTTCTATAATTGCGGCAGCAAAAGTTTTGGCACTTCTCGTCTGTTGGCTTTATTATTGTCTTTCCATCTATACCACATTTGTAGGTAGTTGGAACAGTACGATGATTACCTTTGCATATGATCAGGTTATCACAGCGATCACATGTATGCGTAAAAGTTCTCATATCCTTAACTCTTTTCTTAGCCTCTTCAATACGTGTATTCATATATAAGCCTCCTTGAATACTTACTTTTTCTTCATTGCAATCTTATTATTCACAGCTCTGACAAGACCCTTCTCGACAAAGCCTCTTATATTTATTTCCTCCCACGCCTTTTTGCGCTTAAACCATGGTGTCTTATGTAACTTAGTGTTTATGGCTACAATATGAATTGCCTGTGTTGAGGTTAAGCAATCTACTGGCACTTCATTACACCATTTTATGAACTCTTTGTATGTCATATTAGCCTCCTTATTTTACAATTATGCGACTTTTTGATAAGCTCGATTCTCATGATATGTGATTTGCCTATTATAGAATGCCCGTTCGTTAAAGTCTTTCTTTCCAGCCAGACATCGGTTTATACCTTTGTCAATAGATGCATCGCTCTCAAAGATATAATATATCATCTCCGTAAATGAGGTATTACGTCTATCGATACGCCCTTTGGCTTGGCACATCTGCTTATAGCTATATGACTGACTGTAAAAAAATATAACGTTTGTATCAACACAATTCCAACCTTCGCATCCTGCGGCATATTGAACCAAATATACCCATTCTTCTGTTGTTGGAGCGTCTTGATGCTTTTGGCCATTCCATTCAGCAAATGGTATTTTATTTGAAGAACACCACTCTCTCAGAATCTCAAGCTCATAAGTGTAGTTATAGAATATAATGACTCGTTTAAGTTTCAAAGACCTGTAAGTTCTATCAATATTGGCAATTCGGCTCTTGTCACTGTTTACTATTCTATGTAGCAGAGAACAGTACTGGCTTACATTCTGGACGGGCCAATTCTCGAAAGGATCCCACCGGTCTTTTTCAACTATAGAATATAAATCCTTATCGTAGCTACATCTTATCCTTATCTCGACTGGTATTGTGTTGCGCTTGAAATTCATCTTGACAAGAATATCATTACGGATTTGTTCAAGTCTAGCCTCGTTTACATACCTGTCAATAAGAGGAAAGTTTACAAATCGGTTATATACAACATGTCTGCAGATAAAGTCCGATTTATTCTTAAAATACTCATTTGCAATCATAACTGGCATATACTCCATCCAAGAGTCTCCTGGTGTGGCAGTCAGTAATATCCATTTATTCCACTGGGCAATTTTTAGAAATGACTTAGTCCATGTGCCATAACCAACAAGGCGCTGTTCATCGAATAGGAAATATGAATTTTTTACGTTTATGTATTTCTTGATGTTATTCCAAGAGTCAATCTTCAAATTGAATGGTAAATGATCTATAAAGCATCCAAAATACTTCGAAATATCATTCTCCCATTCACCACTATCCCGCTTTTTTGCCGTTGTGATGATATAAAGATCAGGCTTTGGTTTTGCTTCATATGTCTCTTTATCATACCAAGCTATACCAGTAAGGCTCTTGCCTGAGCCGACCCCACCGTATAAGATGGAGCCGGACTTCAGACGAGAGAGAGCTTCTTTCTGGTCATCAAATAACTCAATCATCCGAGTTATCTATTGCCTCCTCAAGAGCGTCATCCTGATCGAATATAACGTCACCGATCTCGTTATCGAAGTCTTCAAGAGCAAGTCTGTAGTGATCAGGGTTAGACCATACCTGAAGTCTTGCAAGAGAAGCCTTGAGAGTCCACTCGCCAGTGAACCTATTCTTAGACCACCAGCCTCTTACAATGATATTGCATGCAGTGAATACAACATCATCAAGCTGGTAAACATCTTCCTCACAAAGGTGAACGCCATGAGGCTGTCCTCCGTCCTCAGCATTGATAATGAGGTCTATCTCCGGCGGCTCGTTGTAGTTGTAGTTGAGGTCTACGTTTATATAGTATTCAGTAGGCTTGTCTGTGCCGTCATACTCACGTTTCTTAACATTCCAGCCCTCGTCGATGAGAGCCTGAACATCTATGATATCAGGATCAAGGAACAGAGCGAACTGCTTCTTACCGTACTGGTTTCTGTCTGTCACTCTACCTGTGAAGTTCTTCCATCTGATGTCTGCGGGATTGAGTCCTTTGATGATGATTGGCTGTACCTTATTCATTTTTCATTTCTCCTTTAAATATAGATAGGTTTATTTAGAACGGAACACCATCACGGCTAACGAAGCCTTCAAATGATCCGAACTGGTTGATTGTTTCAATAGCCTTTCTGGCTAGTTCTTCATGGTAGCTCTTATCAAGAATATCCCACTTGTCTTCTCTCTGGACAAGGGTACTTGCCTCAAGCCATACCATATCTTTAGTGCCTGTTACAGCACCAAATTTACCTGTTTTTGCATTTTTCGCTACGAGTTCTGCTCCATAACCCTTCTTGACAGGGGCAAAGCATCCTACTCGACCAACGAAGTGATAGTCATGACCAGCAGCGATCCTTTCTTCGAGTTCTTCATCTGATAAATATCCAAACTCTTCAAGCATCTTTGCTGCCTTCTTTGTGATCTTCATTCCTGCTTTTTGCTTACGACGATATTCCTTGAGATCCTCCCAGAATGAAACATCCTCAAGACCGTCACGGAAGTCCATAAATATAGTTCCAGCCTTAGACTCCTTAACTTCGAAGTAATCGTTTATTGTAAGATCTTCCTTGCTAAATAAAGTCTTAAACACATACGGAACCTTAAACTGAGTACCAGTAGCAGTCCATGTCTCTGGAGCATCTGGGTCTTCTTTACCAAGATATGCCACATATACTGCATCATTGACAAGACATATACGATCAAATACATGCTCAACTTCGAATGTGTATCCATATTTCTTACCGTACTCAAATATAAAGTCTGCGAGCTCCTTAGTAGGATTAACGACCTTAATTGAGTCTGTCTTAATATGAATAACCTTACCTCCCCGCTTTTCAACCTCTTCAAGAAGATTGATCATAAACAGAGCGCCTCTCTTAGCAACGATATTGTCAATATTTCGAGGATCTCTGAATGCGTTATCGAAGTGTGCTGATGTGAGACCATATACAGAGTTGATTGCAATCTTAAGAGCCTTAGACAAAGCCTTGCACATTTTTGGATCATCAAGGTATTTGTCAAGCTTGTGATCAAAGAGCTCCTTAGCCTCCTCAAGCTTTCCATGCTTTATCAATATTCTGAGATCGTATATAAGCTTGTAACGCTTAGTATACTTGTCTCCAAATATATTCAAAGCAAAAGCAGAACTAGGATGCATTCCAGCTACATCGAACGTCCATGCGTTGAAATACATTCCGGGGCGACTCATTACGAAACCACCCTCCCCAGTCTCATATCCCTTATACGTTGAAACTCCACTGAACACATCGTACTTATATCCAGGGAATTCCTTAGAAAGATCGGTATATACAAACTGGTCCTTTGCGTTCTTGTCGTTGCCTAATATAATCTTCTCTGTAAGAGTGTTTGTCTTAGTGTTTTCATTACACTGCTCTTTCTCAAGAAGAATATTAGCAAAGTCAGCAAGAATCTGTCTGGCTGTAAAGTCTCCAATATTTGCATCGAATGTTGCTTCTGTAGAGTCTACGTCGTTAATACAGTAGTCAGCAACCTTCTGCCATAACTCTTTTGGAACGGGCTCGTCCCAGTCAAGACCAAGTTCAAGATGCAGAATGCCGAGTCTGATCTCCCATTTCTTAAGACTCATCTTCTCAGAGCAGAAGTCATAAATATCAGTATAAGACAGATTATAGGCCTGCGGGAATTTGCCGCCCTGACCCGATATAATCTGTTTACTCAGTCTGTAAAGTTGTTCGTTTGTGTAACCCATCAGTCTTCCGTAGAGAATATGATTATCGTACTCTCTGTTATTGAATCCGACGA